ATTCGAGTTTGCAGATAAGCCGCTCTCTTCCAAATATGCATGTATAATTTCATGTCTCAGCACACGGTTCATATGTCGTTTTCTTCCTTCATCCGTAAAATCTTTATCCTTGTTTTTCAAAATATAAATTTCTCTATTACATCGATTAAACAAACCATCTGCATATTCTCCCACGCCTTTCAATCGCTCCGGATACTCGTTTGCAAAACGAATATCGTAACATGTCCCCATAATACTAACATTCATATCTTGCAATCCTGTCACCTCCTTGTGCTAAAATGAGTATAAAAATACCACCAATCATTATGATCAGTGGATTTTTAGTCTTCCCAATATGAATCTTCCATTTCTGGAAAATCTTCGTCCAATATAATTTCTACATCTTCCGGCAACGATTCTATGTCCAAATCATCCGGTATCTCACTCATTTTAATTTTTTTCTCTTTATATATTTTATTCATAAGTTTCGTATCCATATTCCAACCCGTATCTTTCTGAGAAAGTCTTATTTACATCATTTCGATACATTTGATATCTCTCACTCTTTGTTATTCTGCCCTCATTATACATTCTTTGATATTTTGATTTCAAGGATTTCTCAATCTGTTTATATATTTTTTCCATGTATTGAATGTCTTTCAGTTCTTCTGGCCATTTATCTGGTTTTCGTATGTAATAAGCCCCATCAGAAACAGCAACTCTTAGCTCCGAAATCGGCATTCTTTTTAAAAATTTCAAATCAGTAAAAGAAAACGAACCTCCAGATGGATGATTGTGTGTTACAACGGCATTCTTCAATTTTGTATAATCTTTCAAAGAAATTCGAACGCTTGACTCTCCGCCTCGCTTCGACATTATAAACTTTCCTGTCGCGTCGTATATTTCCATAGTTTCTTTTGTACGTTTTCCTATGCTTTGTTCTGATTTGTGCAATTCGCGTTTTGCCTCTTTTGCCCATTTATCTGTAGAATCATCCAGTTTTAATTCCGTTTTTCTCGCTCTTCGACTATATTCCTCATAAGAAAGTCCACGTTGTTGGTAGCTACTCAGCCACTTCTCATATATTTCATCATCCATATATGCCGCCACGCTGCAATGACATGACGGATGCATAGGCGGTGCGTTTTCTCCCGGCATCATGTCTTCTACCTTGAAATGTTCTCCATCCAAACCTCTGCATAAGGAGCATACATCTCTGTTCGTACACGCTACGAATTCATATTCATCGAATCCATTCCGCATAAAAGACTGTTTCTGCGCTTCTGTACGAACCCTTGAAAGTTCTGTAGACATCAGCCTTTCCGCATTGGACGCAGATACTCCGAATCTTTTTGTCAGGTGCCTGGCGAGTTTTCTTGGATTCTGTCCTCTGATTAACCCGGATATCAGCAGTCCTTCTATCTCTGATTTCAGCATCCCCTGATACATCCAGATCCGGTCCGAATAGGTGGCACTCTTAAACGATGCATTAACTATCGCATGAGCGTACTTCTCATTCTGCATGACACTCTTTCCAAGGATTCCCGCCTGTCTCCGGAACTCATCCAGTGTTCGTTTTGTCAGTTTCTTATCAAAATATTTCTGGAGATCGTCAAAGCCTGCTGCCATCTCCAGTCCAATGTTTGCTTTCAGGAGTTCCAACCGGTTCACTTTCATGGTCAGGTTGTAGATCCGCATCTCCTCATTTGCCACATCCGAGAAGTCTTTCTCTGCTACATACTTCTTTGCCTTTCTGGCATACGCTTCGATGTCCAGCTTCTCTGCACGTCTTCTCGCCTCTGCCATTGTTATGCCCTCTTTCTTGGCATATCTGGCATAGAATCCATTTATCTCTTTCGTTATCTCGTCGAGCATTGTTTCATAGATCTCCTGAATCCGGCGGTTATATTCTGCTTCTTCAAGAACATTACGATTCTTCGCTTCTGTTTCCCGGTTCTTCCAGTACTCCCGACTGCTCATTCTTCTTGCCTCCAAATACCTGCATCATTACAGGATCCTTTTCTTCTGACTCCATCCTCTCCATCTCTTCCTGCACATTATCAACGATAGACAATGATTTCAGCTGTGTTTCCTTCGATACTATTCCATCCAGTTTTCCGGCTGTATCCGCTTCATCCGAAAGGTTCGCCGGGAAGTTCTGCGTAAAGTGGCTCTTGATTCCCACCCATGCATCCTCCTGCATTCCTGCTGCCGGATTCGAAAAGATCAGTTTGTATCTCCGGTTCATTCCTGATCGGAACTTTCTTTCCTTCGTTTTGGCCAGGTTGCTCATATTCAGCATTTTGTACTTGAGCGCTATCCCGGAACTTGTACCAAAATTCTCGTCTGATATGTTCGCCACCATGCTGATCTGGAATATCAGCTTCTCCAGTCGGTCCAGCAGATTCTCCTGTGAGCCGTCTGCGTTTGGCTTCTCCATAAATTCGGCGACCACATTTGATAGTTCATCATTCTCGCCTTCGAAGTTCATCACTCGCGTGCTCCTCATGTGAGCAGTATCCCCCGGCTCTACCTTCGGGCCTATAATCTTCAGATATGCATCAGCGAAATAATCTACATCATTGGACTTTTCAGATATCGCTTTGTTGTACGCATCAATCATTGGAAGGACGCTTTCAAAGATTCCTATCTGTTCCTTGTTCTCTGAATACTCTGTCGCCGGCACTCCATCAAAGAAATGCTGTTCCGGTTCCCCGTCCCATACGTACGATCCTCTATTCACAAAGTGCTGTACAATCTGGCCGTCTGACCAGCTTCCTCTTTCCACGTTATTTGAATCCCTGTAATGTCTTACAAAGAATAATGGTCGTTCGATGATACTTTCATCGTAGATCATGAAAGCATCCATTGGCGACAGGTATGTTATCGCTATATTGCTCTCTGCATCGTTGTAATACAGCTCATACCCTTTTCCATAAATACTGCAGAGTTTTGACAGCTCTGCATTGTTATCGTCTTGATCATTGTACTGGTCAAGAAATTCTATGTATGTATTTACCGCTTCATCGTCACTCTGTGTCTTGATCGGGATACCGATGAAGAATCCGTTGAATGTATCTGTTATATACTTCGCAAAGTTAACCGGGATACGGTTATCCGGTTTATACGCTTCCTTTTTTGGAAGTCTGTCAATCTTATATTTATTTTCGTATGCATCATGCAGTCTTTTATATCTGAGTGCTATTTCTCTCTTGTGTTTTCCCATGTATTTCGCCAGCAGTTCCGGCGTCATTTCTGTCCCTTCCGGTACTCGAAACACTTTATGTCCCTCCTCTGTTATATTTCGCCTGTTTCTTCGACATCTTTCTCAGCAGGCTCGCTGCGCTATCCGGTGAATCATCGTGTTCTGCAAATTCGCTGTAATCCAGAATCTCATTGATATATTCCGGATCCGTATCTTCCAGCCACCAGATGGATTTCCAATTCTTTCGCAGGTACGTGCTGATCTTGATGTATTTATTCATGTCCTCATGATACCCATGAACTGGTAATCTGATTTTTTTCAGTTCTTTCTTCAGATAGCCCTTGTCTGCATTGTCTTCGTTCTCTATCGTTCCGGCCCGATACTTTTTGTGAAGGTAAGATATCGCTGTGAGACAGTCATCTACATGTCTGTCCCATCTCTTGCCAAATCCTATGATTCTTCCATCGTCCAGTTTATGGAATATCGTGAACGCTGTTCCGTCCTTTCCATCGTAAGCCGCATCGATATGAGCTATGCCGTCATAGATCAGTGACTCATCTTTGATAAATTGTGGGTTCTGGAACATCGCATCTTTATCGGCGATATGTTTCATTTCATAGTTTGCAGCGAACAGGCTGTCTGTCATCTTGCTTCTGATCACTTCCAGCTCATCACGTGTGATCAGTCCAGTGGAATAGCAGTCATATGTCTTCACATTTGGCATAAGGGATATCGCATCCTCTTTGTGCCACGGGGTACCGGTGTTTATGAATCGCCCCGTTCTGTTCTTGATATTCTGCAGTTCCATATACTGAATCTTCGTTGTTTCACGCTCTGCACGGCTGACTCTGTCCTTCAGATTGACTATATCGTCCGTGATCACAATATCCGCGTGCTTACCTGTCATTGATGTTTTGATGCCTAATCCGACAACCTGGGATATACCTTTACTTGATGTACACAGATTTGTATGTATTTCTGACGTATTCTCTTTCAGAAATTCTAAATCTGTTCCGTATAATGTGTTTACAATGTGCGACATCGCACCAGATCTCAGTATCTTCTGTGCCTGTACGATAACTTCCGTCACATCATCGTCCGTCTTTCGGAAGAACATTATGTTCTCGTTCGGCTTTATTATCGTGTGGATAGCCAGAAACAATGACAGGGCTGTTGTTTTATATGAGCCTCGATGCGCCAGAAGCGTCTGATCTTCATCGGCATACAGAAAGGACCTCAACCACTTATTGTGTAAAGTGGTCAGGTCCTGAAATCCTACCCATTGTCCTATCTTATACGGTTCATTCCACAGGAGGTCCAGAACTTCCTGCTTTTCGCTGTTCAAAATATGCCTCCATTTCCTTAATGGAATCATCGATTGGCTGTGACAATTCTATATTCTGTCTGTCAGCCCATATGTCTCTCTTTCTGTTCTTCAGCCAGAAGATCTGCGCTGTGGTATCCGGCACTACTTCTTTGGTTACTCTTTTCGTTTCAGTGCCATTTTCATATGTCACCTCATCATATTTGTAACCGAGCGCTCTTTTCAGCAGAGCGTTCTCCACCTGCCGATCAACCACTTCTTTTCCCTTTTTTAGGGTGTCCGAAATGTCCGGATACTTTTTGCACCAGTCATACAGTGTTCCGCGCCTTATTCCCATATTTTCCGCTATCTGTATGTCTGTTAACCCGTCTCTTGCCCAGCCTTCTATCTTTAGCAAGCCTTCCGGCGTTAACCACTGTTCGTATTTGCCTTTCGCCATGAGTTCACCCCCAAACTGTTTTTTGTACTCAAAAAGCCAGGTATCCGTAATAGATACCTGGCTTCCTGCTCTGGGCGGTTTCGTATTCAACCAAGATGGCTAGCAGCGTTCTGGATCACTTTGTTCTGTAATCCATTATAAGAATAACACATTCAAAAGTTTAACATGTTTAATCTTTTACCGTTTCCGTTATGATCTGGGATATCCTTCCCTTTGTGTATCCCAGATATTCTGCTACTTCATTCTGTGTCATTCCATCAAGATATACCATTTCAAATATACTCTTTGCGATTCCTTCTGGAATATTTTCTATGTATTTTTCTACATCTTCATTCTGTTTGGTAAGTTCATCTTTTTTCTTTTCTTTTTCACGGATTCTTCTTTTCAAAGGTGTTAATACTTCTGGTTTTTTCATCTCCACCTGTATGTGCTGTTCTATATACGGGAATTCATCAGAGCTTTTCGTAACTTTTCCGGACACAACGGGGATGTCGTCTATTCGCTCCTGAAGCTTTTCTATAACTTCTTTCAGTCGTTCTATTTCTCGTTTATTCTTTTTGTATCTGTTCAACTGTTCTCTTTTCATTCTCATTGCTCCTGTTCTATTTTGTTCTGTATCCCCCGCATCAGCATTTCTCCGTCCATATTGCTGTACTTTTCAATTTGCCCTCCAAAAAATCGTTCACATTCCTCTTTCATGTGCAGCGCATTTACATCCTTGGGCCTTCTTCTCAGTGTTTTTAATGCTCTTCTATAGTCATCTGCTGCCTGCTTCACGATAGCAATGCGCAAGTTTTCATAGCTTTCTTCGTACTTGTCCACCTTCGTTTCCTCTCCCCTCTGCATATATTCTATTCAAGCCATTACCACGTTGTCTGTCGTCTTTTCCTTCCTTCTTTGTATACAGTACACCTTTCTGCCGGCATCCCTCTTCTGTGTCCTACTATCTCGATATAACTGCAGTTTCCTGTTTGATCCCTGCGACCTCTATACATGCATGTCTTACACAGATGTCTGTCTCCATTCGGCCCGGATTTTCCTTGGTTATACCCGTCCTTCTTTCTTCCTGGTTTTCTTCTGCTCGGTTTCTCTCTGACTCCTGCTAAACCAGTATATTGGATATAATCTCTCACTTCCCAGTATTTTAATCCTGTAGCTTCCGCTATAGCTTTGTTAGTTTTTTTGTCAAGCACCATCTTTTTAATGATTTTTGCCTGTTCTTCGCTTATTTCCTTCAACAATACTCCTTCCTCCTCCGACTGCTGCCATCCGGCTTTTGCCGGAGGGAATCTATGTTGACTGGTTTTTCGTGATACAATACCAGCTGGTGCTATTCTTTATATTTTTCTTCTATCTTCCGGAGCTGCTCTACGTGCCACAGTACCCTCTTCTTATCCCACCATTTTTCTATCTCCTTTGCTGTGTGTAGGATACACGGAAAAATCATAGGATGCAGGAATGCTGTTAGCCATATCCCGATGATCATGTTTCGTGTCATCTGTCTGCTCCTTTCATGAATTGGTTGTACATCCGTTTCTTCCAGCCTGTTTCTGGTGGTGCTGGTCCACGGTTATGTTCGGCCAGGGTTCTTATCAAATCTTCAAATTCTGCTGCCGCCTGTTCCGAAAGTTCTTCCTTCAGGTTGACATTGCTCCTCCAGCTGAATCCGTATTTTTTAAGAATGTCTTTCCTCGTCATTTCCTAACCACTTCCTCCTTCTCCAGTCTTTGTATCTGCGGATTTGATATTCTAACCATGATATTTCCTTAAATGATTCTTCGGATTCTTTAAAATATCTGTTTATTTTCACTTTCTTCCCATCCGGTTTTTCTATGTAAATTATTGCTTTTGTATCATAATCTCCATTTTTAGGATCTGTGAGTAACTCATCACAAACTATTTTGTCCGGTTTATCCGCCGGTGCGTATGGCATCGTGATCGGATACATCGCATCATATATACTTCCGATAAATCCATTGTGGTATCCATAATTAGGATGATTGCGATTAACACAGTAACACCTATTAATGTCTGAATACTTTATTTCTCCATTCGGAGTTACTGTTTTAAACAAGCTACTCATTCTCGAACACTGATATTGTTTTCCTTTCTCATCTGTCCATGATCTTTTCCACATTTCCTCTGTATCTTCCATCGGAGTCAGTGGCTTTCCATCGATCAGTCTATTCAAAATCTGTTTTGTGAATCCGATACTCATACCACTGTGACCATCTTCGCATAAGCTCTCAAATGCCTTTAATGCACTTTCGTAGCAAGCGCATCCATAATCAAATTCGCCTTCTTTTCTATCCGGATTTTCTCTTTTGCATGCGATTTCAACTTCATTTTTTGCCCATTCTTGTAAACTCATTCTTTATCTCTCCGTTTCTTTTGTAAGTACTTCATGCCAATCTTTTGGGTGTTTCTGTATCATGATTTCTTTCTCCTGTCCTCCGTTTCCCATTTACACATATCCCACCATTCGCAGAATAAGCAGCATCCCAGGCACCGGTTTGTCAGTACCATTATGGACCAGTGTTTTAATTTTTCTTTTATCTCCATGTCATTCACCTCTTCTTATGCATCTCAACAGATCTTCTATGCCTTGTTCATAGCCCTCTTTATACTTCTGTGCTTTTTCAAGCTCTCTGCTGCATTTTACGCTCGCTTCATGCTGCAGTCTGTTGGCTGCTTCTTCTATCTGGTCATATTCTTGACTGTTCAACAATTCCACCTCGCTTTATAGCTTCGATTGCATGATTTATTTCTACATAATCCGAGCATGTTCCAAACAGTTCGAATTCAACGGCATGATCTCTCATTTCTTCTGCAACCTTTTCCGGATTGTATGCGGTAGTGTAGCTTTTCAGCATTTTGATTTCTATTCTGCAATCTTCTATGTTTCTCTTAATTCTTCGTACCTTTTCGTCTATGTCATATAGACTGCTGCCAGGCATTCCTCCTGATCTCCATCGGTCAATGGCTTTGTATGATCGTTTTATTTCTTCTTCAATTTTCTTAATCTCTGCATCAGCATCAATCAGTCTCATCTTCATCCTCCAAATAATTCTTTATTCCCAGCTCCATAAATTCTTCTCTTGTATGGGTTTCCTCGTATTTCTTCTGAAGGATCCGGCATAATAGTTCTCTTGTCTCACGGCAATTATGGGCTGCCTTTGGTCCATCCTTGTGATGATCTCGGCATAGGTAGACTTTGAATCCGTGTTCTTCGCTTACCTGTCTTAATCCTCCGCCATAGAATACGTGGTGTTCTTCTGTGTACTGTTTACAGCGGATGCCTTCCATCCGGCACAGGAAGCATTCACCTTTCGCTGTGTCCACGATCGGAGCTGGATGGTGTTTTCTTTTTTTCTTCCTGGTTGGCTTCGGGAACATTAATTTACACATTCTATTTCGTTTCCCTCCCAATCTACCTCAGCACCTAAGAATTCCTTCCAGAAGTCTTCCTTGGTCAATACTGCGTAGCTCATTCCGGTCATTTTTCGGATTGTGCGTTCCATCGTTTTGGCCATATAGACTGCTGCCAGCTCTTCCGGAAGATTGGCCATGTAGTAATGTCTGGTCTTATATGCCTTTGGTGGCTGTTCTATCTCTTCTGGTAGATTCATATCCGGTGGACAATATTCCGGAAAATCTTTCGTCAATTCCGTCTGTCCCGGAATCTGGGTTTCGCCAGATGTTTTCTGGCAAAAGTCTGTTTTCTCTCCCTGTTCCTCTGTAAATACTGGAGCGGCGTCAGGTGTGGCAGTCTTTTCTTTTTGTTCTTTCGTTTCTGTTTTCTCATGTTTTTCTGGATTTTCCTCATTTTTTGTTAGTGATTCCTCGTTTTTTGTTAGTGATTCTTCCTTTTTTGTCAGTGAATCTGGCTGTTTTGTTGTTACAGGCTTTTGATCCGGTTTTTCCTGATAATACGGTTCTCCATATACACTCCGGTAAGCTTCATCAATCGGTGTGGAAATTCCGGCCGGATAGAACAATGTTTCAAATGCACGCGCAAAGTCTATGTAGGTGTGTTCCTCCTGCTCTCCCTGGTTTCGATATGGCATGATCTTGATCTTATCCACTGTCAGCATTACATTGGCACGATTCAGGCGGATCATCTTGAACTTTGTCGGGTTGACGATTCGGAGGATGCTTAATGTTACATCTTCCGGTTTGTCTTTTCTTAGCCAGTCTGTCATTTCCTGAAATTTGGAACGTCCTTCTCCTCCAAAATACTGGCGGACAAATTCTGAAAGCCAGTTTGTTTCCTCTGGTGTCGGTTGTGCGATGTCGCACAGCTGCATCTGATCAGAATACTTGTCCTCTGTGTCCCGGATGATTCCTTTTGCCTCCCGGATATCCCGTACTGTCGCATCTGCAGGAATTGCTTCCTGTACATCTTCCGGAAGTCCTAACATCTCTGTAAGCTTACTGCTGCCGTATCCGGACCATTTCAGATCAATCTCCGGAGAATATCCGTCTTTACTGTATTTCTGGTTGATTTCCATGAATCTGCTGGCCGTGGAACGTCCAATCCCGAATGTATCTTTGGCATACTCATATATGGTGTTGTAACCTTTCTGCTTATATAACATGGTTTCATCTGTTTTTCTCAGATAGAACCCTACACTTACAAATCCTTCTGCGATGTCATTCAACTGCGTTTTGATAATATTGGTCATGTCATCAATGTTATCGATAATCGTCTTTCCTACGTAATCCATTTAACTCGCCTTCCTTTCTGCTCTTTTTATTCGTCTCTTGAAAATTTCCATGAATTCTTCTACATCCTCAGATGGAGACATATTATATTTTCCTCTTACCTGTATGACCACATCATCCTTAACTTCTACGGTGTAGTAGCTTTTATCTGGATTTGCTTTCTTGCGGATGAACAGGATACAGGTTTCTCCTTGTACCATCCGGTCTATATAGGTCGCTACACAGTGATGTTGCCGGTTTCCTTCCTGTCGGATTTCATATGCGCTATTTGGTAATCGGATCAGGAGGTCGTCTGTCTCCATTTCATATTCTCGCCAGCTTTTTTTCTTTATCGCCTTATTTAACATCTCGTCTTTTTCGTCATCCGTTGCTTTCTGTACCTGCAAATCTTTTTCTCGCTTTTCTTCGATCAGCTGTTCATGTCGTTCTTTCAGATTCTTCGGGTATAGAATCCACTTGTCTCTTAAGTTATATTTAAGTTCTGCTGCCAATTGAAGATAATCATGGTAGTCCGATGTTGTTGTTACTTCTCCGGTTGGATCGTATCTCACTGGAACATTCTCTTTTATGTATCGCAGCATCTTGTGCGGTGTGGTGTATTTCATGTAGATTGCGAAATTCCGGCCAAGACCCGCCATTTCCTGTATCTGTTCCCAGGTTGCCCTTATTCCTTCGTCCTGGCATTCTTTAGCTGTCCTATATTCTTCCCACATAGGGTTTTTATCTTTGATCAGATTGAAATATTCTCCATTTAATCCCAGTACTTTTCGGACTTTTTTCTCATATAACTCGATCGGTGGTCTGTTTCGGTAATCGATACAGGTTCCGGTAAGGTTGTAGAATCCGGCTTTTACCAGCTTTTCTATCCCTGGGAATTCTCTTGCTGTCTCAATATAGTTCTGCTGGTAGAACTCGACACCTGTTTTTGCGTATTCCAGCATTCCGGAATATTCTAACTTGCTCCCTTTTAATACTTTCCGCAGATTGCCCGGATATAGCCTTGCTTCTCCCTCTTCTTTTCCATTCGCCCAGTAATAACCAATTCTCTCATAGCCATTACACCAACGGATCTTATTTGATGTCTTATATCGGTGATAGGAATAGATCGCCCGCCTTTTCCATTGCCGATCGTATGTAATACGGATGCATTCTGATAAGCTGAAATCCTTTCGCTTTCCACAGTCTATATATTGATATGCCGTGAAATAACGGAACACGTATCCTCCCGGCATCTTCTGTATCAGTGCTACCGGCATGTGGTCATTGAATTTTGGTCCTTTTTTGTAGGTTTTGTATGTTACTTTTCGCTTGCATCCCGGGCAGATTCCTTCTTTCCCGTATTTCGGATCTTTCAGCGTGTGGTATTTTCCGCAAGCCGTGCATAGTCCTACTTTCCGTCCGGATTCATAGAACATGTATTGATTCAGCCCTGTTTTCATCGCCCATGTTTCAAAGCTCTTTGGGATATCCGGAATTAGCGACATCTCAGCGTCGATAATCTCCGTCTCTCCACGGTACTTTTCGTACTGCTGCCACTGTAATACCGCTGACTCAATATCTTCGGCATCGCTTTTTGTGTAAGCGATTACCAGTTTTCTCTCATTCTCTCTGTACCAGTATGTTCCATAGGCAGCCCTTTCTTCGTCCGTTCTGCTCCACCAGTCCATGAGATGTGCGATCGTGGCCGTTCTCCACTTTTCCTTTTCTGCATCCCAGGTGTCATATTTCCCATCATGCAAGAAGATCCGGTACAACGGTCCTTGCTGTCCTGCCTGAATTCTTCCCCAGGTAAATACATCGATTTCTAGTATTCCTTCTGTTTCTTTTACCCGGAAATATTTTTGATACTTTGGACCGGTGATTGATGCGCTTCGCCAGTACTGATATCTTTTCGTCTCACCTGCTGCCCGGCGCATATCTTCTGTTACCTGCATTGCGGGAAGTGTCAGGAGCGCTTTCTTTTTCATCCCCTTATGCCTCCTTAAAGTAATCTTTCGCCCATCCAAATACCACCATGTCTGCTACGTAGTGCTTTCCGGTGTCTTTCTGAATCTTTTTACAGCTATCCTCTATCTTTTCCATGCACTCTTTTACGGATTTTGTGCGATGTCGCACACACCGTGCAAAGTCTTCATTCACACATTCTGCTTTCAAAAAGTCCAGGATTGGCTCTACCGGGATCTGATTATTCTTGTATTCTGCTGCCTCCACATCCAGTTTTCCCATAGCTGCAGTCGTTGGATCTGTAAACTCTTCTCCGTTTTCTATGAACATATCGGCAAAAAAATCTGGAATCCCGTTTTCCTTTGCCAGTAACTTTATACGATCATTGTCTCCTTCTTCTCTTAATCCTTTTGCACACGCATTCAATTCTTCCGTGTCCATCTGACCAAATACTTTATACATCTATGTTTCCTCCATCATTTTTCTAATTTCATCACTATATGTGTGCCGCCCTCTCTCTGTTTTGATCAGATGCCCTTGCATCTTTTTCCAGAGTATCTGCCAGCCCTCTGCTACAGGTTTCTCTTTTGCGGTCTTGAATCCATTCCCGGCCCATCCCGGTAAGAAAATATCGATAATGTTCACTACATAGGTATCTTCGCAGTGAATGTGGACCTCGCAGGACTGGTTTAAGCGGCTCAGAGCTTCTGTGATTGCTTTTACTTCTGTCTCATGCCGTGTGCCTTTTAGATGTCCGGTATCTTGGATTTTTCCAATTCCCCCGGACTTCTTGGCGCACGTACATACGAATCCGTATTTTCCCATGGTTTTACTATTGGAACTGGATTTTACAGCTGTGTAAATATCTACTCTAAACATGTTCTTTCATTGCCTCTTTGATATTCTGCAGTGTTTGGTTCGACTCTTTCATCTCCAGTGTTGCTCTCTTCACGGATCCAATCAGCAGTTCCGGAATAGTGGCTGGTAGAAGTTCTTCTCCATAGAGTTCTTCCATTAACTGGTTGTACTGTTCGTATTCTTTTTTTAACTCACTGCAGGCTCTCCGTAGTACAATCTGTTCTGCTCCTTTTTTGGTATTCAATATTTTATCGATCTGGTCTTGCCTTTTTGCTATCTCGCCATCGATCGCACACCAGATCAGTGCTGCTCTGTCCGGTATAATCTTATGTACGCCCGGATAGTATTCTCTCAAAGTTTCATTTAACTCTTCTGATACTTTCACAAGTTCAGTCAGCTTGTTTTCGCTTGCTCCATCTAATATCAACATCTTTTAAATCCTCCTATCCAATTTAATCATTGTGTAATACCGGTATTTGTATCCAGTGAATTTATTTGTTCCTTCATAGTAAGTATCTTTATCCAGGTAATAACCTTTCCTGTCTTTTACCTCACGCCACTGTACAAAGCGTTCTTCTTTTGGCTCCTTTAGAGGCATGTTCCGGGACGCATGGTAGCTTGTTTCTCTCAAGTGTTCACCGTAGCGTTCGCACGTCTCTGGCGTTTTCGTGATGTATCCGGCCAGATCTTTGAAGTCGCCCGCCTCGTGCAGATGCTTAAAGGTCACGGCTCCGTGCTCCCAAGCGTCTTTTATGAATACGTCTGCATCCGCTATCCGGTTTATGACTATATGTACGTGCCATGCTCCTTTGGTCCCTACTTCGATATTCGCCATCCACCGCATAGTTTGTCCGGCTCTTTTGTATTTCTCCCTTACCCGGCGCATTGCCTTCGACAGATCTTTCTTTGCTGTATCCATATCCGGTGGACGTTCATTCTTTTTATATGTCAGTAGGACCATGTAATCATTCTTCTTGAACCAGGTCTTTAGCTTATGCCTTACTTTTCTTTCCCGGTTCCATTGATTCCGGTAACGGATCGCTTCTTCCGTTAACTTCCTCTTCTTTCCTCTTTTCTTTCCAGGTGCTCCATACTTGCCATCCAGATATTCATATACCTCTATGGAATTTTTGAATGTGTATATAATCCTCTTGTATCTCTTTACCATCCACCTGTATGTCCTATCTTTAATATTCTTAACAAGTGATAAAAGCGGGCGGAAATGCCCGTATTTCTTGACTTTTTCGCCCGCCGATGGTATTATAATTTTGACTTATATTTTCGGTAGGCGAAGAAGTCTTGAGGTACATCATCCGCATAATGATGTGCCTTATTTTTTATTCACTTGTATCACTATCCCCATCTCCATTCCGGGCATCCACAGGATCTGTAGTCTTCTGATTCCTGGTACTCCTCCATGACCGTTATGGATTGGTCTTTCCCGCATATGCACTCTCCTTCACCTTACAAGCAACCAGATAAATAACATTGCATCAAATACAAGTCCGATTGCGGCGCCGATCAGGATCTCTAACACCGTTTCTCTGATGATTCTCTGCCATTTTGTTCTTGGTCCTCTTCTTTTCATGCTTGTCCACCTCCCCTACCGCCTAAGCGGTTTTCTCTTTCTGGTATCCCAGATATCCAACAGCTACACGATTCAACTCATTCACGATCTTTGCTCGCTCCTCTGTGGATAATGTAGCCATGTCTCTCTCTACTCCATCGATGATCACGATGTTAATATGTTTCAAAACTGCATCACCTCTTTATAGGTTATGTATTATGGTTTGTACTTGTTGCGGTTCTCTGTTATAATTTTCCTATCAAATGACGAAAGGAATGTTTTTAATGACTACAGAAATTACTGCATTTAATTTAGATCCAAACGACTCTAGTACTTGCGATTTTCAAATTCAGTTGCCTCGCAAATGTCCTATTTGTTCCACTGCGCACGCTTCATCTCCCGTTTGCTCTGGTTATCTTCATAGACGCTACGGTAATGCCAAGCTATACAGCATGTTCTTTTGTCCTTCCTGCGAATCAGCTTTTTTTGTTTCGTATAGAGTCACGGATGATTATTCCAATTATTCTAAAACTTGCGGAACCATCATTGCTCAATATCCTAACCCTTCCACCACAACTCCTTTTTCAGAAGAGATTTCTATTCTTTCTCCTAAATTCGTAGAAATCTACCATCAGTCAGAAATTGCAGAGTCTACAAATTTAACAGAGATTTGTGGTATAGGGTACAGAAAAGCACTTGAATTTCTTGTTAAAGATTTTGCAATTCATGAACACCCGGAAGATAAAGAAATAATCGAAAAAAAGCTTCTCTCACAATGCATAAAAAACTATATCGACGATGATCGAATTAAAACTTTAGCTGAGCGTTCTGCTTGGATTGGGAACGATGAAGCTCATTATGTTCGCAAGCAAGAAGACCGTGACGTTTCCGATTTAAAAAATTTTATTAAAGCAATTGTATATTTCATTGGAATGATTCTGGTCACCGAAGATGCTGCTTCTATAACTTCGAAGTAGCTTCTTTGCCACAGCTAAAATCTATTTTCAACTCAAAGTTACTAAGCCGATTAATTGTTTGCTGTAATTGGTCGGCTTGATACTTTGCCTGTTCTGCCAGTTCTTTAAATTCCGGTAGATTTTTAACTTCAATATTCAATTGTCCTGTTGGCGTTTCTAATCCTTTTCCGCTATATTCTGAATCGTAATATCCTTCCATCTACTCCCTCCCTTCTTCTGAACCTGTTTCATCTGTTGCAAATAAGTAATCTAATGTTTTGTCTGGGAATGCTTTTCGCTTGATTTCTACCATTTCACACAACTTAAATTCTGTTACCCCTCTAAACTTCAATTTCAAAGTTTCATAATTTATTCCTGTCAGTTCAGATAAGCTTTTAATAGACAATTTCGCTCTTCCCATTTCTGCATTTAAATTTGAAAACATTTTCACTCTCCTCTCATTATTACCCTGTGGGGTAGTTTGTGATTATAATATAAACGTTACAGGGTAATTTGTCAACCTCTAAATTGTATTTTTTTACTTTGTGGGGTAATTTTTTACTTTACAAAGTCTATTTTATATGTATAATTAGAAGTAACAGGAGGTACGCAATATGTCATTTACTGATAAATTAGATGCCTTAATGGCTGAAAAGGGAATAAATAAATCCGTCTTATCCAAAGAATCGGGAATTCCATATACAACCATAGCGGGATTTTACACAAAAGGAACTGATAATGTAAAACTTTCCACATTAAAAAAGCTTTCCTCTTATCTTGGATGCACTATTGATTATTTGGCAGACGATGAACACGATGAGCCAACTACCCTTGCAGCTCATTTTGACGGTGAAGAATACACCGAATCTGAGCTGGATGAAATCAGACAGTTTGCTGAATTCGTAAAGAATAAACGAGCTAAGTAATTTATAGGACAGCTTATCTGATATACTCGAGCGGGAGGTGTTTGTATGAATACATATGAGAAGCTACAGGAAGAAGCCTGCAAAGACGGTATAGATGTTATTGATTATCCTTTTGAAAGTAATGGAATAAAGGGATTATATTGTGATGGCACTGTTGCTATCAGAGATAATATAGATACAACTACGGAAAAAGCCTGTGTTCTGGCAGAAGAACTCGGTCACCACTACACTTCTATCGGTAATATTATCGACATGGAATATACCGGTAATCGAAAACAAGAGCGGCAGGCACGGCTCTGGGGATACAATCGCAGCATCGGATTATTCGGTCTGATCAGGGCCTATGAACACGGTTGTAAAGATAAATATGAAATTGCAGAATATCTGGATGTTACAGAAGAATATCTGGAAAACTGCATTAACTGTTACCAGAATAAATACGGGGAATACAAAACTGTAGATAACTACACAATTTATTTTATCCCCAACTTGATGATATTTAAGAAAATATAGAATCGAGGTGATTTTATGGGATTTTTTTCAAAATTATTTGCAGGAACTGTATTTACCTTTAAACCTGATTTTTCAAAAACGGAATACGAAAATTGGCTTGAATATCTTCACGTTGGTGGTACTGATTCCGAATGGAAAGAATTAAAAAAGCGCAATCATTGGAAATTCAAACCGGATCCAATTGAAAAATTTTCAAAATATGATTCTGAGCTTAGACCTGTTTTTTCCGAATACGGTGAATTAATTAAAATAATAAAGGAACAGTGGTCTGCTTTATACAATTCCAATAATTATACTGGTCAATTAGCACAAACCGTAGAAAGTAATTGTATTAAAGCAATTTCTTATTATAAAGAAATTCAATCAATTGACATAAAATACAATCAAGATCTTATGACTGGCTCTCCTGCCTTCACAAAACTGGCTTTACTCTATGAAAGGCAAGGAAATTTTGACAAATCCATTCTTGTCTGCAAAGCTGCTTGCAAAGTAGGCATAGATGAAAAATCACGCTTAAAAAGAATGATAAAGAAGGCCGGCCGTACTCCTACTGCCGAAGAATTAAAGCTTATAGATAACTAATTTGATTCATCCAGTATCTCTAACCATAAATACACTGCCCTCTTGATACGAAAGTATTTGTATGGCGGAGATATCTGATTGAATAAATGAACTCTGGAAAAAACGAAAGGAAAAGACATATGAAAAAGAAGAAAACACTACTAGGATTGATTGCTGCCATTGCGATCATTGTCATCGGTATTTGTGTTTGGTACTTTCAGGTGAAAAAGCCTCATGATCTTGCAGAAACAAAGTTTAATGCTGCAGTCAAAGAAGTAGAAGCCAAGAATACTGAACTTACCTCTGCAATGAACGATGCTCAGAAAATATTGGACAAAAAGGAAGCAGTTTATGATAACACTACTAAAGAAGCCTTTATTACTGCTCTTTCCGATGCAAAAGCAGCACAGCGCAAAATACCAGATCTACCAAAAAAGACAGCAGACATCAATGCTGAAACGAAAAAGCTTTCTGAACCACTGGATTACTCCTCTGTAATTAATGCTATTTCTGAAAAACAAACAGCTTATCAGAACAGCGTTCTGCAGATGAAGCAAATCACTAATCCTAATGAAGATTTCGTTATTCAGCGCTTAAAGGGAATTCCAAATATTTCCGGATATCAGGCAGTCACAGAAGATCATGATCCAAACGGAAATCTAAATAAACAGGGAGGCTACACTTCCACAGTTTATTTTTCTACTCCTCTTATCGACCAATCTAGTGTATATGGAAATGACATTGTAGATAAAGGAACTGAATGCGGTGGAGCTATCGAAGTTTATGCATCAGAAGAAGATGCCGAAAAGAGAGATTCGTATCTTGCCAGCTTTGATGGTGCAGGAATGTTAAATTCCGGATCTCACAAAGTTTTAGGTACTATCGTAATCCGAACCTCAACCAAATTAACAGCTACACAGCAAAACGAGTTCACCAACAACATTACAAACAAATTATTAGAATTACAGTAAAATACTAAAAAATCCCCGGTGTTACCAGCACCAGGGAAAACGAGAAAACTATAGGGTGTTTGGAACACAGTACAATTCTCTCCATCACAAAGATTATTGTATCACAAAAATCCGGCACCGTATAGGTGTTATTTTTGTACCCATTTTTACGTACACTTAAGAAGGAAAGGTGATACAATGAGCGTAAAATATGCATACGGCTACATCCGGGTATCCACTCATGATCAGGAAGAGATCTCCCCGGACTCCCAGGAGCACCTCCTCCGAGACTATGCAACCAAGAACAATATTGTAATCCTGAAGATCTTCACGGACCTAGGTATCTCCGGAAGGAAAGCCAACAAACGTCCCGGCTTCCAGGAGATGATCGGACTGGCCAAAGGTGATGATCATCCGGTTGATCAGATCCTGGTATGGAAGTTTTCCAGGTTCGCCCGGAATCAGGAAGAAAGCATTGTTTACAAGTCTCTGCTAAAGAAACAACACAATGTAGATGTCGTGAGTGTATCTGAACCACTCTCCGATGATCCATTTGGCAGCCTGATCGAGCGTATCATCGAATGGATGGACGAATACTACTCTATCCGGTTATCTGGCGAAGTGTATCGAGGTATGAAAGAAAATGCACTCCGCGGAGCATACCAGGCACGTCCGCCGCTTGGCTACAAGGTTGTGGAGCATGGCAAGCCGCCGGTGATTGTTCCGGAAGAAGCAAAGATTGTTCGTACTATATTCGAAAAATACACAAATGAAAGTATGAGCTTCTTCGACATTGCCAGATACCTAAATTCTTTAGGACTCAAGACTTCGCACGGAAAGTCATTTGAGCGAAGATCTGTCGAATATATCATCCAGAATCCTTCCTATTGTGGCATGATCCGGTGGAACCGGACAGAGAACAGCACCAATCGTATCAAAGATAAGGACGAATGGATTGTTACAGAAGGGCAACAGCCGGCTATCATATCAAAAGAACTCTTTGAATCAGCGCAGAAACGATTTAAAGCCACCTACAAGCCGGTTGGCAAGCGTCCCTCTTCCACTTATAAGCACTGGCTCTCTGGACTGCTGAAATGCCCGGATTGCGGACGCACCCTAACCTCAACCACTATGAAACGAGTCAATGGGGAAAAATATTCTTACTTCTCCTGCTACGGATATAGCAAAGGAAAATGCAAAAAACCGAACGGCATCAGCTCACTGGTCCTTGAAAAGGAAGTTCTGGCCTGTATCAAAGAAATATTGGATACCAAAGATATTGTCTATGAATTGCGTGAATATCAGCCGACAGATCAGTTTGATGAGCGCAAGGCTATAACAGAACAATTGGAAAGTTTAACCGGCAAAGAGGAACGAATAAAAGCTTCCTACCGGGAAGGGATTGATACACTGGAAGAATATAAAACGAATAAAGCTATCATTCAGAAAGAACGTGAATCCTTAGAACAACAATTAAAGGATTTGAAAAAGGCAGCGCATAAATCTGATCAGGATCCGGCGGATGCTATGCTGCAGAAGGTCCGGAGTGTGTATGATATTCTCATCTCCAACAATTATACATACGTGCAAAAGAACGAAGCCCTGAAGCAGATCATCGACAAGATTATCTACGATCGCAAGAACGATTCTCTCAAAATCTACTTTTTCTTATACAGGTAAAATACCCGCAAGCCAAGTAAAATCAAGGGTTTGCGGGTACTTTATAGGTTGTGACAATTTGGTTGACCCAATGGGGATCCAAATCCCTAGGCGACCAGGGCTATTCCCCTATCGAAATTCTCCGTTACTACTACGGTGACGACATGTACATTAACACCGCCGAAGCCATCTCCGGCATCCCATCCTCCTGGCCTGGCTATACTCTGGAAATTGGTTCTTCCGGCAATAAAGTTTTGCAGATGCAGGAACAATTAAATGTCATAGCAGGTGCTTATCCTGCTATTCCGAAAATTACTGCTGACGGGATTTACGGACCTGCAACTGCAGAATCAGTCCGTACATTCCAGAAAGTATTCGGACTGCCACAGACCGGAACAGTCGATTATACTACATGGTATAAAATTTCCGAAATTTATGTAGGCGTATCACGAATTGCTGAACTGTATGGATAATAATCGAATCGCTCTAATGATAAACGGCTTAATCAACCCTGAAAAGAAAGGATGGTAACATGAAAGCAAAAGATTGGAAAAAATGGGCTAAATGTGCCGGTATCAGGGCAATAAAGACTGTCGCGCAGACCGCCATAGCAACAATTGGAACCGTAACTGTACTTGGGCAGATAGACACGAAATTAGTAATTTCCACATCCATGCTGGCCGGAATATTATCACTGCTAACCAGCATTACCGGTTTGCCGGAATGTAATTCCGAAAACAAATAA